AGACCCGCCGGTGCAAACATAACAGGTAATGGAACATCTGATGGAACTGTGCCGTTTTGTAAAATCTACGACAGCACTATACTCGCAACAAATCAAGGATCTGTCCGAAGAGGAGCTGCAAGCGTTAATATTAATATTGACCACCCCGATTTTGAAGACTGGTTGGAAATACGAGAACCTAAAGGAGACGTTAATCGTCAATCGCTCAACTTACACCAGTGCGCTGTGGTCGGCGATAAGTTCATGCGAAAGCTTGATGCTGGAGATAAAGAAGCGAGGAGGTTATGGGGTAAGTTACTTCAAAAACGTAAAGCAACTGGAGAGCCTTATATTTTATTTAAAGGAAATACAAACAAAGGTAATCCAGACGCTTACAGAAAGCACGGATTAAAAGTGCATATGACAAATATATGTAGTGAGATTACATTGCACACTGATGAATCTCATTCATTTGTTTGTTGTTTGTCGTCTTTAAATTTAGCTAAATACGATGAATGGAAAGGAACTAATTTAATATATGATGCTATTTGGTTTTTAGATGGTGTGTTAGAAGAGTTTATACAAAAATCAAAAGGTAAAGTTGGTTTCCATAATTCCGTAAGATCTGCTGAAAAAGGTAGAGCATTAGGTTTAGGTGTATTAGGTTGGCATACGTATTTACAGGAAAAAGGTTTACCATTTGAAGGATTATTATCACAATATGAAACTAGAAAAATATTTTCACAAATTAAAATTGAAAGCGAAAGAGCTAGTATGGCGCTTGCAGACGTTTATGGAGAACCTTTGTGGTGCACTGGAACTGGTTTCCGTAATACTCACTTACGTGCTATTGCTCCTACTGTTAGCAATAGTAAGCTTAGCGGGAATGTGTCGCCAGGTATTGAACCGTGGGCTGCGAATGTTTTCACGGAACAATCTGCTAAAGGTACTTTCATACGTAAAAATCCTACGCTTAAAAAAATCTTAAGAAAAAATAAAATAGACAATGAAAGAATATGGAATCAAATATTAAAAGACGGAGGTTCTATACAAGGTTTAAAACAATTAGACAACGTTACGCATGGACCTCACGATATATCCGTAAAAGAAATATTCAAAACTTTTAAAGAAATAAATCAATTAGAATTAGTTAATCAAGCAGGAATACGTCAACAATATATTGATCAATCTGTTTCATTAAACTTAGCTTTTCCAAGTGAGGCTACACCTAAATGGCTTAATAAAGTTCATATGGCTGCTTGGAAAAAAGGAATTAAAACATTATATTATATGAGAACCGAATCTGTATTGAGAGGCGATATTGCTGATCAAGCTATGGATGAAAATTGTTTAGCATGCGATGGATAAAATAACATTAAAAGAAATACTAAGCCCTATAGATATAAATACTTTTTTTAAAGAGTATTGGGGTAAAAAACATTTAGTAATACGTAGAAATAAATTTAATAATTTATATACATTTAAAGATTTAAATAATTATTTAAATAGATTACCTGATGTAAAAAGTTTACAAATATTAAACTATGATAATAAAGATACAAGATGGTGTTTAGATAAAGTTAAAAAAGGTCAATTAAGATTACCTATGCTAACTAAAGATGAAATATATAAGTTATGGAAAGATGGTAAAACATTTGTATTAGCTTTAATGGAATATGAAAAACCAGAATTAGTTGATGTTTGTTTTGAACTAGAAAAATATTTTGGTAATGGCTGTTGTAATGTATATGCTTCACCACAAGCAAACTCAAAATCATTTCCTGTTCATGCAGATAGTACAGAAAACTTTTTATTTCATACAGAAGGAAGAACTAAATGGACTATGTACAAAGAGTTTAAACCTATGGAACCTAAAACTATATTAGATGAATTTGTTTTAGATGAAGGTGATTTATTATATATACCTACATATCAATATCATAAAGTTGAAACTATAGGACCAAGAATGCTTATAAGCGCGCATTTTTATAATAAGAAAAATCAAACATTAGATAATTTTAAAATAACTTCTAATAAAGAAAACAAAAGAAGAAAAAACTATAACTGGGTTCCAGATGCTTTACCTGAACCTAGAATAAGACCGCATAGAAAAATGCAAAAGAAAACTTGGTCTAAACCGTATTTTAAAGAAAGTAAATAATGAAAGCAGGAAAAATTTGGGGTAAAACAGAAATGGTACACAAAAATGGTGTATTAGAATTTCATAGAATAGAATATAATAAAGGATTTAAATGTTCAGAACATGAACATAAATTTAAATGGAACGGATTTTTTGTTGAGTCTGGTAAAATGCTAATAAGAGTTTGGCAAGACGACCAAGGTTTAGTTGACGAAACAATACTTGAAGCCGGTGATTTTACTATGGTTAAACCTGGTAAATTCCATCAGTTTGAAGGACTAGAAGATGGTGTTGCGTTTGAATTATACTGGGCTGAATTTAATCACGACGATATTAATAGAAGAACATCAGGTAAGAAAGCATGAGAATATTTATAGGACACGATAGTAAATATCCGCAAGCTACAGAAGTTTGCAAACAATCTATGTTAAATTTTAATAGTAAATTAAATATAAACTATTTAGATAAATTTAAATTAAAGGAGCAAGGTATATACGGTAGGGAAGATATAGCAGGCGAATCTACAGAATTTTCATTTACTAGGTTTTATGTACCTTTACTATGTAACTATAAAGGTATAGCTATGTTCTGTGATAATGATTTTTTATGGAGATGTAATCCATTAGAATTATTAGATTATTTAGGTGATAATGATGTAGCTGTTGTTAAACACCCTACATATAAAGCAACAGATAATAAAATGGATGGTATTGAAAATAAAACATATCCAAGAAAAAACTGGAGTTCGCTTATGGTGTTTAATTGTAATAAATTACAACATTTAGAAAAAGCTTATTTAGATAAAGCATCACCTTCATTGCTACATGAATTACGATGGGCTTATAATATAGGTGAAATACCTATGGAGTATAATTGTTTAGTAGGACATTACAAATGTAATAATGCAAGAGCTTTACATTATACTAATGGCGGGCCTTGGTTTGATCAATATAAAAATTCAGAAAGTTCTGTACCATGGTGGAAGATATACGAGAGTTTGTAAAAAATAAAAAAATTATATTTGTAGGTAACTCTGTTGAAATAATGGAGCACCAAAAAGGTGATTTTATAGATAGCTATGATATTGTAGTTAGATTTGGAAGAGCTATTAAAGCTAATGCTTTACAAGAAAAATCTATTGGTACTAAATGTGATATTTGGGTTACAGGCCAATTTAGAGCACCATCATTTAATAGTTTAAAAAAAGAATTTAAAACAGGTAAGTTTAAAAATACTAAAATATTAGTCAATAGAAGTAGAGGTAATATAAAATTAAAAGACTGGATATTAGAAGATAGATTGCCAAAAGATTTTCCTGAATATACTCAAATGTATTCTGATGAAGAATTAATACGAATTTGGAAAGAATTTGGTAAAGATATATTAGACACTTCTACTGAAAGACCAAGCGCAGGTTTTATAACTTTAATTTGGTTTATAGATAAAATAAAAACCTATAAAAGTATTGACTTAATAGGTTTTGATTTTTTTAATAAACAATTAAACGCTAATTCTATAAGTAAAAAGAAAGTGCCTAGTAATTGTAGACCGCATAGCTGGCATTTGCCTGTATATGTTTGGGATAAATCCGCTCATGATTCTGAGCTTGAAATGAATTATGTTTCTTTTTTACAAAGAAGAGGATTAGTTAAATGGCATTTGCTAAGTAACTTAAAAAAAGAAAATATTAAATACACGGGGTGGATGAAAGGTGAAACTATAGTAGTTACCGCGCCTAAATTTAATCCTAAGTCAACTATTGTACCAAGATCTCAACAATAAACTATATTACTTTATATTTAGTTTTACCGTCTTCACGATATGCTTTTAGACATCTGTTTCTATTAGCTTCTTCATTTACATACGATATATGAACCCAATCTGGGTTTTGATCCGTACCGAATTCCCATATCATCTGATCAAAATTTAAATTAGCTTTAACATAATCATACATTGCTGCATTAGAAGCATAACCATAGGTATCATCAATATCAATAGCTTGGCCATTACAATGTTGTGATTTACTTGATCCACCAATTGCTTTATTTAATTCAGGTCCACGATAAAATGAGTTTATTTTTATTGGTCCATTGACGTGTT